AATATATCCCAGCGCATTGAACAGGCGGGATAATCTTGCAGGGGGTGGGGGTGTAGATTGCCCGCAAATTCACCGTCTATCTGTCAACAATAAAGTTTACGATATGGCAAATAATGTCTATGCGAATAAAAAATTAGGGCAATGTGGCGCGAATAGTACAGGGAAAACTACAAGGCTATTTCCGGCGGGATTCGTCAGCGTAGGGGTTCCTCGGCATTGGCAATGATTTTTGCCGTCAGGGGTAGGATAGGGCCACTAGGGGGGTACCAGTACCTGTTAGCAGCCCATCCAGCAATTTTATTGTGCAGGGTTATCCATACAGATATAAAACCGACGTGTTGGGGGGTACTTCCCAAAGAAAAACCCCAAAGGGATCTCCCAATGGGGTACAAAACCGACGTGTAAGGGGGGTGAGGGGTGTATTTCCCGGCGGGTAGTACCCTTACTATACAGTGCAAAATCGATTTTGTCAAGAAAAAAGCAACCGATGCGTCGGTTTTGTTGTTTTATAGTTGACTTACATACATGTAGTGGCTATAATTGTGTTGTGGGGCTAGATAAATCTAGCACATCCCGACAATTTTCCTCTTGACTTGTACTAACAGGGCGATGTAGGCTAAAGAAATCGGTCCCACAACTAAAAAACAAGGAAATACGACATGTTTGAAGCCCTGTTGTTGGTTTGCTTGTCGGTTTCTCCCGACACTTGCAAAGAATTATCTGATACAAAAGGTCCATATCCTACATTTGAGCAGTGTAAAGCTCGTGTAGATGAAATGGCGAAGTTTTCTACTGAAGCAAACCTTTTTGAATTGGATATTAAGTGGAAATGTGATGAACTTACTTCCTCAGACACAGAAAAAGAAGGAATTAACACCTCAACAGGCACAATTCCTAGAATTGCTATTTGAAAATGGTGGTCAAGTAACCGCAGCAGCGATAGATGCAGGGTATTCACGAGGCTCTGCAGCTTGGCTAAAGTCTACTTTATCTGATGAAATCATCGAACGCACAAAGCAGGTCCTTGCAACCAACGCTCTAAAGGCTGCTAATCGCGTTATAACGACCATAGACAACCCCGCCCCGGAAAGAGGTGATGACCTACGCCTCAAAGCTGCAGAGTCGCTCCTGAACCGCGTAGGAGTGGCAAAACAGGAACAAATCAACCACAATGTAACCGCCATTCATGGCGTAGTGCTATTACCCCCTAAGAAAGAGGTAGTGATCGATGGCTGAAGATAACAGAAAACTAATGGGAGCCGCTCTAGCTGGTGGTATTGCTGGTGCTGGTGGTGCTGCAGCTATAGGTGCTGGTGCCTCTATTAAAGAGAGACGTAGACGACGTAAGCAAGATGCAAGTGAAAAAAAAGCATTTGAGCGAAGACAAGCAACTAAAAAAACTCAAACCAAAGTTAAAAAACAAACTGCAGAACTTCGACTAGAAAGATTACAAAAGATCAAGCCATCTGATTTAGATACTAGAGATCGTAAAATAAGAACCGCCTACATAAAAGAACAAAAAAATATACTAAAAGGTTTGAAGCCAAATCCAACAGCAAGTATTGCAAAAACGATTGGTTTGAGATCACTACCCGCAATAGGTGCGTTTATAGCTGCAATTAGTAGTACACCTGTAGGTGATGCAACTAGACAAAAGGGTTTCAAACAAGAAGCCTTTAAACGCAAGCCTACAACAAAAAAGAAAAGCTAAGTATGGCTAACCCTACTTGGTTACGTCGGGCAATGAATCCCGACACCCCAACTACCTACGCAAACGAAACCGTGCGAACAATAGACTTTGAACATAATGGTAAGTTGTATGTTGCTCCGACTATACGGCGAGAAAAAGAGGGTTTGAGTAGACTGTCCGACAGCGAAGCAATAGCCGAAGCTATACGCAGAGGAGACGCTATACCTGTCCCAGAAGGAATGACAGGATCGGAGTTCTCTAAGTTGATCAGTGATCAAATAAATTCTTCAAGGAAGCATCGTGGCAGAAAAGCAAACGGCTCAAGCGAAACCCGCTAAACGAACGTACCAGCTATCGACAGCCGAACGTGCGCGAAGAGCAGCACAGAAACGGCTACGTGCGGCAAAGAAGAAAGCCGAAAAGAAAACTAAACAAGCAGAAGCACAAAGAAGTCATGCTCGTGAACTCGAAAAAACAATCGGAAAAGTTGAAAAGGCAATCACAGGAGAAGGATCAGCCGTTATTGATATGGGAGATCTCTCCGTTCTACCCGCACCCGTTTCCGATCTTGTTGGAGATTCCGAAGTTGTTTTCCAACCTAATGAGGGTCCTCAAGAGGAGTTTCTTTCAGCAGGTGAGCAAGACGTTCTTTACGGTGGAGCGGCTGGTGGCGGTAAATCGTTTGCTCTACTTGCTGATCCCCTACGGTATTGCCATAACCCCAATCATAGGGGTCTTCTTCTCAGGCGTACCCTCGACGAACTAACAGAACTAATCGACAAGTCACGTCAACTATATACAAAGGCGTTCCCCGGAGCCAAGTTTCGTGAATCTAAATCAACGTGGGTTTTTCCATCTGGGGCTACGATCTGGTTTACATACCTAGACAGAGATAAAGACGTTACTCGTTTTCAAGGTCAGGCATTTAACTGGATAGGCATAGATGAAATTACCCAATATCCTACACCGTACGTGTGGGACTATTTACGTTCTAGACTCCGTTCTACAGATCCCGAACTTCAAAACAATCTATACATGCGATGCACAGCTAACCCCGGAGGTGTGGGTGGCTGGTGGGTTAAAAAGATGTACATCGATTCTCGTAAAGAGAACGTTGCTTTTCCCGCATACGATATAGATACAATGAAACCTTTTGTGTGGCCTGTTGGTCACGACAAGGCAGGTCAACCGCTCTTCTTCCGAAAGTTTGTTCCAGCGCGGCTGACAGATAATCCCCACCTCATGGCAGACGGACAATACGAAGCCATGTTGCGTTCGCTCCCAGAGGTCGAACGGAAGAGACTTCTCGAAGGGGATTGGGATGTGGCAGAGGGAGCGGCCTTTCCTGAATTTTCACGAGCGAAACATGTGGTCGAACCTTTTGATCTTCCCACCAACTGGCCCCGAATACGTGCCGCTGACTACGGCTACGCGAGTCCGTCGTGCGTTTTGTGGGGGGCTATTGACTGGGATGATAATATCTGGATTTATCGTGAATTATATGTAAAACACTTGACAGCAGAGCAATTAGCTGATAGAATACTAGAAACAGAAGAACTTGACCCGTTACCTCATTATACCGTACTCGATTCTTCCTGCTGGAACAAGACTGGCTTTGGACCATCTATTGCGGAAGTTATGATGCGGCAGGGTGTTCGTTGGACTCCTTCAGATAGAAACCGTATTCAAGGTAAGATGGAAGTTCATCGTCGTTTGGCAGATGACCCTTACACTAAAGAAGCTCGTTTACGAGTGTTTTCTACTTGCCAGCAAACCATAAAGCAGCTTGCTGGTATACCACTTTCTAAAACCAACAGTGAAGATGTAGATACCAAAGCTGAAGATCACGCATACGATGCTCTTCGTTATATGGTGATGACTCGAATGAGTGGATACGCATCCATACACTCACAACTAGGCGCAATCAAGAACCACGTGTACAAGGTTCAAGACGAAGTATTTGGATACTAAATGGCAAAGAAAACTTTTCAAGAGTTATCTAGTGAGATTGTAACAAAAGCAAAGAATGGCACTCTTACTATAGGCGAGGCCATAGACTTTGCATCTGATTCTCGTGTGCCTATGCCAGAGGCTTACAAAAAGAACAAAAAGGGTGAATATCCCGCTCGTAACAATATCCAAACTCTCAAACGAAGTTTATCTGTGCTACAGAAAAAAGCACCAGATGCTTTTCCACTAGGAGAAAACACACCTCTAAAAGACATGCGGCAACCAGAGGTTGTATTTCTTTTTCGTAGGGACGGTTCCCCTGATATGTCCAACAGGGCATATGGCTATCAGCAATTTGAAAACATATTTTTTGGTGCCTTAAAAGGTAAACGAGTCGAACGGCTATCTGAGTTTATAGATGGTAACGAAGAGGATATGTATCCTCGTCTTGCTGGTTCTGGCAATCCTATGGGAACACAACGCACGGGTCTAGCTGGTGAACGACCTATGCAGGGTACATTACCCAAAGCTGATTTAGATCAAATATACGCTGAAGCTCTTCCTGAAATTGCAGAAAATTATGATCAAAAAACAGCCCGTCTTATAGAATACCATAGAACTACGTTTCAACGCCCAGAACAACTCTTAGGTCTTAAAGTTAGTGATGTTAAAGTTACTGGCGATACAATCACCATAAAAGGTAAAAATACTACATCAACAGATCACAAAGGAAGACCAGAACTTCGCTTCAAATCAAATTCTCCTGTAGGAGAACTTTTGTTGCAAGCATTAAACGATGAGTCTATTCCCAGCGTAGGCAATGATCGTTCCTTATTTGGTGTGGATGTAAAAACATTTGAAGATGCCTTTAATAACCATGTAGGAACACGACTCGAAAAGTTTTCTGATGTTCTTCCTTTAGCAGATGTAAAAATTGAAGAAGGTGGTAAGGTTGTTCGTATAGATCAAAAACCTGTAACTACTCCTTCTGCTATTCGTTCAATTGTCCCTCACTACATGTTAAAAGACATGAAAGTGAATAGAGACATTGTTCAAGGTTTGATGGGTCATAAACCAAATGATGAATTAGGAAAAAACTATACTGGTGTAATTATTAACGAAGAACTTCCTAACGTTCTTCAAAATCCAGAAGCATTTGCAGAAACAGGCTTTTCAACCTCAAAAGGTGGACAAGTCGGACTCGACACTGATTTACTTGATGATGATCAACTAGCAAAACTTGCGGATGAATACTTAGATACTCAAACTGCAGAGTTAAAAGCTCGTACTGCGACAGCACAAGCAACCACTGCTGAAATGGGTGTACGCACACAGGACGCTACTATTCAACGTGCTGCAGGTATGGAAGAAGAAGTCAAAGCTGCTACCACCATTGCAGAAGGTGAAGCTCAGATTAACTTAACTAAAAATCAAGCAAGAGCAGCAGCAAAAAAATCTGCAGATGTTGCGACGGGACAAAGCTTAATTGACAAAGCGTTTAGCATGGCAAAGCCTGACAAGAATACACTCAGGACTGGTGCTTTGGCAGTTGCTGGAACGTTAGGTGCGCTTCCCGGACCAGCAGGTGATCTTATTGGATTGGGTATAGAAAGCGCAATAGCTGATCCTACAGATGGACCAAATAGATTTGACGTAGCAGAAGAACGCGGAAGACAGGCTGCAGCAGACTTATTTGGAATACCTAGAGAACCCGGAGACAAAGGTTTAGCTACTTCTGGTGGTGCCTTTATAGCGTCAGCCGGAGAACTCTTTGGTGTAGGGATGCCCCCAAAAGTTCCAGTGGACATACAGCGAATGAGGGCTAGACAACCTGAAGTTCGTGGAGCAGACACCGTAGTTCCTGCTGCCCAACCACAAATGACAGAACCCGTACGTGTACCAGATGCTGTACAAAACG